ATGGACGATGCCGACATCCGCATCGAGCTCGACAAGATCGCCGCCCTGGGCGGGACGGTCGAGACGCTCGAAACCCAGTATCCGATCGACCGGGACGTGGCGGCCGAGGCGGTGCGGCGGGGGTTGATCGACACCAGGCTGTCCGGGACCTTCCACGCCCTCTGGTCGTTGACCGACGCAGGGCGTGCGATGTGCGGCCTGCCGCCCCAGCCGAAGGGCTTGATCTCCCGCCTGATCAAAGCGTTTCGGGAGGAGTTCGCGTCGCCGTCAATGCCGCCAGACGCGCGCTGATCTCGGCGATCGCGTCGTCCCGCGCCTGAAGCTCGGCCTGCAGCGCGGCGACGACGCGCGCGTGCTCCGCCGCCGTGGCGGTGGCGGCGGCCCCCAGAAGCTCCGCGACCAAGGCCTGTGGGACGTCTGCGGGGTCGTCGGCACCGGCCCGCTCGACCCGCCCGACGATGGTGCCCCCCTCGACGAGATAGGCCCGCTGCGCGAGCGAGATGCCGCGAACCGCGCCGGCGACCTCGCCGCGCTCGCAGGTGAACCGGACCAGCACCTCGTAGGGGTGCGTCTCGATCTTCTCCATCCCCTGCTCCTCAGGCTGCGGCTACGACGTTGGTGCCGGAGATCACCCACGCCGACCCGTTCCAGGAGACCGCGCCGCCGGTGCCGGCACCGACGCCCTCTCGATTGCCAGCACCGTCGAACACCCGGCAGTCCGAGCACCACACTGAGGCGCCGGTGACGCCGGCCGGCAGTGTCGCCACCGTGTAGGGGCGGTCCACGAGCAGCGAGTCCTCGGTCACGATCTCCTGTGCACCGGCGCGGTGAGCAAGGGCGCCGGTATCCTTGACGCGCAGGCGCTCGCTCAGCGTCGCGGTTCCGATCTTCGTGGTCCAGAGCCGGAACTCGCACCCTTGGGCAGAGTCGGTCCAATTCTCGGACGCCATAAACTGGATTGCAGCTCGCGGCGTCGAATAGCCGGTCGCGCCGTACCCTCTGCTATTGAGGTTGAGGATCACGGCACCGGACGTAAGCGCGCTCGGCGACGCCGCCGTGCCGTTGGCTCGGCGCCCGATCAGCCCGATGACCGACCCGAAGCTGTCGTACTCGATGTTGAGGCCCGTCGCATCGGCACCGGCCACCCGCAAGCCGGTCGACGAGTTGCTGACCGTATCCGGCAGATCGCCGGCGTTCAGGCTGATGTCGACCTTCGCCTTGGGTTTCTCCGTCCCGAACCCCCAGCGGGCAAGCTCGGGGTCGTAGATCGGGCCAGCCCCGGTGTGCCGGCCCACGCCGGACATCACCGTGTGGGCGGCGAGGACGCCAGCGGCCCGATAGCCGGCGGCGAACATGTGGATGCCGTCCCACAGGGCAGCCGGGAGCGCCGCGGTGTAGACGAAGAGCCGCCGGTCCGGGTCCGTCGCGGCGCAGCGCGCGAGGACCTGGTTCATCGGGCCGTGGTAGGCGCTGGCCGCAACGGTGCTGTTGGCGATCCCGAAGATGACGATCGGGGTCTCGACGGGGAACCAGGACTCGGCCCGGAAGCGGGCGATGAGGGTCTCGAAATTGGCCAGATAGCTGGAGGGTGACGCGGCGTCCGACTCGCCCTGCCACCACAGCAGATAGTCGACCGTCGAGACACCGGCGGCGGCAAGTGCGGGCACGATGTTGGCCGTGAGATTCGCCCACACGTCCGGAGCCGGCGTGCCCGGCAGCCAGTAGGAGATCGCCCGGCCGAAGGCCACGGTCACGACCAGCACCTGCCGCAGCGGGTTCGCCTTCGCAATCTCGGCGGCGAAGGCCCAGGTCGTGTTGATCCTGGTCTCGTCCGCGGCCTCGAATGCGGTTCCGACATTCCCGTCCGCACCGGACCAGTTCCACACCTGAAGGTTTGCCGGCGGAGACCAGGAATAGGTCTCCTTCCGAACGAAGTTGCTCTGGCCCGTTGCCAGAACGACGATCGGGTCGACCTCGGGCAACGTCGCGTCGGCGCCGGCCGGGCCCGTCTCCCCGGTTGCTCCCGTCGCCCCCGGCGGCCCCTGGATGCCCTGCTCGCCCTGGATGCCCTGGGGCCCCTGTGTGCCGACGATCACGGTGCCGGGCGGGGTGGCGGCCTGGCGGGGGACCTCGGTGATCGAGATGATCCTCACGGCTTGGTCACTCCGATGCGGTGGCGCCAGGTGCCGTACATGAAGCGGCGCTCGATGCCGTCGGCCGTGGCCACGATGTCGAAGACGTAGTCGGCCTCGCCGAGGGCCGCCATCACGGTGCGGGGGATGTCGACGCCCAGCGTCGCGCCCGTGATGGTGAGTCGGCTGTCGGTCGTCGAGGCCTCCAGGTGGACGTTGCGGTCCTTCGCAGCCGTGCGCAGCTGCAGCTTGAAGGCGATGCCGGCGAGCGCCAGGTCGGCCGGCGGGTCGCCGGTCTGGACCAGGAAGCTCGTGCGGGCCCGCTCGTTCGAGTGTGTCTCGATGACGGCCTCGAAGAGTGGGAGCTGCAGGATGTTGGTCACGGCCGGCAGTCCCTCTAGAGCCGGATGTAGATGCCGACCGTGATGGTCGGCTGCACCACCGAGAAGGCCTGGCTGGAGCCGCCGAGCGCCACCGTGGCGCCCGCGAAGGTGGCGGTCGCCACGGTCACGGTGGCCGAGTTGATGGTGATGCCGGTTGCCGCGGCGTCGGTCGGCTGTCCCTCCGTGGAGTTGATGACGATCGCCGAGCCGGGGCCGACGCCGGCGGCGTTCACCGGCGTGTTGGGCTTCCGGTACGGGTGGGTGTGGGTCGGGTCTGTGACCCCGTGGCCGTGCGAGTTGAGCGTGATGCTCAGTGTGCCGCTCGGGGTGTGGGGGATCGCCGGCAGGTTGGCCGTGACCAGGCTGGCCGACTGCAGGCCGCCGGCGGCGCCCAGCACGGTGCCGTCCGCCCCCAGATAGGTCGCGGTCAGGCGCCCGGAGTCGCTGTTGCCCATGTCCCCGAGCCCGGCCTGCACGCGGCCGCGGGCGTCGGGCAGCGTCAGCACCTTGCCGGCCGCCCAGTCGGCCGCCGCGGTGGCGCCGCGGCCGCCGGTGACCGTGAGATTGGTGTCGGCCCAGTACAGCTCGTAAAGGCGCCGGCAGTCGCTCGCCGCCCGCTCGGTGGCCCCCGAGCCGGCCGCGCCGATGGAGCGGCCGTTCTTGCGTACGTAGCCGGCCAGCGTGCCGGTCGCGTGGCGCGTGACCTCGTCGCCGGTGCGGCCGTCGACGCGCGGGATCTGCATCGACGTCCCGTCGAAGGACAGCCGCGCGACCTGGCCGGCCACGAGGTCGTAGGGCGCCAGCGCCGTGCCGTCGTGCCGCACCAGCGGATAGGTGCCGACCAGGCTGCCGTTGTTCGACACCTGGATGGTCGCCGCATAGGTGACGCTGTTCAGCACCTTGACCTTGATCGACTTCCCGGCCGCGAGCGTGAAGCCGGGCGTCGCGAGGTCGACCACCAGGGCATTCTCGGTCCCCGTGTCGGCCGCGTAGGGCTCGCCGACCAGGGCCTTGATGGCCTTCAGCACCTGCGCGCGGTCGGACGAGAGCGCGAGGCCGGCGCCCTCGACGACGCCGGCCAGCTCCTCCTGCACGTCGTTGAGAAACTGCTCGGTGACGGCCGTGCCGGGCAGGCCGGCCGCCGTGTTGCGGCCGCGGAAGCCGAGCTTGCCGGTCGCGATCTCGACCGCGTTGGCGCCCTCGATCCGTCTCATGTGCGGGACCTCATGTGCCAGACTCCGCGTAGGTGAAGACCGCCTCGGTGTGGGCCGGCTTGAGCCGGCCGATCTCGCATTCCAGATCGGACGGCTCGAACGAGTAGATGAGGTCGCCGGCCGCCAGCTCGCCGGCCTCCGCGACCTTCCAGAGCCCGAGCGGCAGCTGCACCGAGAAGGTGAACGCCTCGGAGATCCCGACGATCTCGTCGCCGGCCTCCAGGAGGCCGGCCTGCGACACCACCAGGTTGGTGATGACGATCGGGGTGCCGCGCTTCTCGGCGACCCCTTCGAAGTAGAGCCGGCTCGCGCCCCCGCGCGCCGTGTAGCGGCTGTGGGCGAGGCGGCGGCGCTCGTCGAGCGGCAGGGCCGCGATGTTGCGGCCGCACGGGTCGGCGCCGAGCAGCCGCTCGAAGTCCGGCAGCATCACGGTGGCGCTGCGCGGATCGACCTCGCGCATCAGCGCCTCGGCGGCCGCCTCGACCTCGGCGATGCCCTCGGCGAGCGGGCGCAGCACCGCGGCGAGCAGGCTGCTGCCGGCTCCGCCGGTGCCGGCTGCGCCGGTCGTGCCGGCCGGCCAGGCGGCGCCGCGCGGCAGCAGCGTCAGCATCTCGGCCCACACCTGGTCGGCGCTGCGGCTCACAGGCTCCCCCAGGTGAGGTCGCCCGGAACGGGCAGCTCGGTGTCGGCCATGACGACGTCGTCGGCCGGGGCGAGCAGCTGGTGCGCATACTCGCCGTCGGCCGAGGAGATCGCCTCGGAGAGGCGCGAGCGCCGCACCGTGCCGCCGATCGCGGCGTCGCGCGCATAGGTGACGGCGAGCGCCGCCGCGATGCCTTCGCGCACCCGCGTCTCGTCGGGGTCGATGGCGATCTGGTGGTCGATCTCGACCAGGGTGACCGGGAGCACGAACAGGTCGCTCATGCCGAGCGGCGCCTGGCCGGCCAGATACTCGGCGATCGCCTGGATCTCGGTGGAGGTCGGCACCCGCGGCGCCGCCTTGGTGCCCATCGCCACCACCACGGTGACGCCGCCCGTGAAGCCGTTGGCGCGCACATGCGAGGCCGCGAAGCTGTTCTGCACCCACTGCTCGTAGTCGGCGGCGTTGCCGCCGTGCGCCGGCGCGCGGATGCGGGCCAGGATGCGGGCCAGCATGTCGTCCAGGCTCTCGCGGTCGGCGCCGCCGGCGAGCCCCTCCTGGCTCACCGCGATCGCCGTGACGCCGGCGATCGAGGCATCGAGCGACAGCGCCGTGCCGGCGTCGAGATTGCCGTCGGGCCCGGCCTCCACGGCCTCGACGGCGAGCTGCAGCGTGCCCTCGACCGTGACGGTGCCGCCCTCGGTGGTGACATAGGCGACGCCGGCCGGGGACTGCAGCTCGGTGCCGGCCTCGATCCCGACGCCCGGCGTCGCGATGATCTCGACAAGGCCGATCGCCCGGGTTGCGGCCCGCCGGTAGATGCCCCAGATGTCGCCGTGCCGCTCGATCAGCTCGTCGGCCGCCGTGTCGGGCAGGTACTGCCGGGCCCACCACGCCTGGTGCAGATGGACCTCGTACAGCTCCATGGCCTGCACGCGCAGGAGCGCGGCGATCACGCCGCGCGGCGAGCGCACCGCCCGGGCCACCGCGGCCGGCGAGGCGTCCGGCCGGGCGACCAGGATGGCCGCCTCCATGCGGGCCTCCTGGCGCCGGATCAGCTCGGTCGGGGTCGGCACCGGCCAGGGCATCAGCCGATCCTCTGGTTGACCGTGACGGTGCGGCCGTCGACCGTCACGGCGATCGCGAGCCAGCCCCGGCGCAGCCACTCGGCCGCCACCACGGCCGCCGTGCCGGTCTCGTCGCGCACCCAGGCGAAGGCCTCGCGGGTCCACTCGGCCGCGAAGCGCGGGGTGAGGTCGCCGCCCTTGGCGCGGGCGAGCAGCCACAGGCGGGAGCCGATGCGCCGGCCGAAGGCGTCGAGCGCGTCGCCCGGCCAGCCGCGCCGCGCGCCGATCGCCGCCGCCGGCGCGGCGCCGGCGACCGTGCCGTCGGGCAGCGTGTCCTCGGCGCGCGCCCGGCGGTCGCTGAGCAGCGACACCAGCATCGGGGTCGCCGGCGTCTCGTCGAGGACGAGGTCGCCGTCGTCGCCGAGCACCAGGTCGCAGCGCCGCGTCGCCGGGTCGTAGACGAGGGCGAGGTCGAGCCAGTCGGTCACGACGCGGTGGCCTCCGCCGCCGCGGCGATGGCCGCCTGCTCGGCCCGGAACGCCTCCAGGCGTGCCTCCTGGGCCGCCTCGGCCTCCCGCTCGGCGGCGAGCCGGGCCTCCTCGGCCTCCTGCCAGTCCTCGTAGCGCGTGAGGTCGGTCGCCTCGGCCTCGTGGCTCGCATCGAGGCGGCGCCCGATCTCGGCCTGCCAGGCGTCGAGCCACGGCTTGACCGTGCGCGGATCCCGGAACGTGCCGGGCGCGCTGCCGCCGGCGACGGCGCCGACCAGGTCGGGCCCGTGCCACTGGATCTGCGTGGCGTCGGTCGGCGGCCAGGCGCTCTCCTCGATCCGCAGCGGCAGGCCGTCGACCACGACGGTCCGGTCCGCGACGTTCACGATCACCTGCATGGGGGCTCTCCTTCGATGAGGGCGCCAGTCTCGCGCGCGCGCGGGCCCGGCATCATGCCCGCCGCGGCGGGGGTCGATGCGACCTGGTCACGGGTCCGGGTCGGCGCCGACGGTCGGCAGGATCGAGCACTTGATGCCGCTCGCGTGCACGACCAGGCGGTGGCCGCCGGCGAGCAGCTTGGCCGCGGCGGCCGACACCCGGGCCGTGCTGGTGCCGACCTTCGCCTCGATCGCGGTGTCGGTGAGCGTCACGGTCACGTCGTCGCCGCGCTTCAGCACGAGCCCGGCCTCGTCGACCGTGATCTCGCCGTGTGGCGTGATCACCCGGTAGGCCTTGTGGGCCTGCACCTCGATCGTGCCGTCCGCCTTGACGTGCACGCGGCTGCCGTCGGCGCCGTAGAGCGCCGCCTCGCCTTCCTCGAGGAAGCCGAGCCGCACGCCGGGTGCCGACACCGGCAGCGCGACCAGGTCGCCCTGGTCGCCGCCGACCGCGAGCACCAGCACCAGGCCACCAGCCGGAGCCCGCGACGCGATGCCGAACGGCTGCAGCACCTCGACGCCGGCGCGGTCGTGGCCTTCGCGGATCGTCACGTCGACGAGCTGCGTCGCCTTGCCGTCGTCGCTCGACCGCACCACGGCCCGCGTGATCAGGCCGCGGATCATGTGCACGAGCTCGCGCATCACAACCTCGCCGCGGTCTTGTCGAGCGTGCCGCCCTTGTCCTGCTCGCTGTCGCCCTCGGGCAGCAGGTCGAAGGCCTGGGCGCCGACCAGCGCCAGGCGCGTCGTCTCGCCGTCCTGGTCGTCGAAGCCGTAGACGACGCCGCGGACCAGCATGTCGCGGCGCACACCCGCATAGGCGTCGTCGACGAACACCAGCTGATTGGGCTTCCACAGCCCGCCGGAGGGTCCTCGAAACCCCTTCGCGGTGTGCTCGATCACGCGGGACTTCGCCTTCGCGGTCCGTGCCATCCACTCGGCCACGGTCTTGGCCGGCGCCTTGTACGTGGTGGTGCGGCTCGGCGAGACGTGCGGGCGCCAGCGGCCGACGGCCTGGTCCTTGTAATGCCCCGTGATGATCACGCCGGCCTCCTCGGCTGCCTTGTCGGGCTTCACGGGCTCGGCTTGCGGCGCAGCCCGGGCGTCGAGCGGCGCCGCCGTGCGGTCGAGCTTTTGCCCCTTCTCGGCCTGCGACTGGACGAAGTAGTCGCTGAAGCGCTCGCGCCAGGAGAACCGGCCGGCGGAGCGGATCACGTTGCCGGGGAACACCAGATCGCCCGGGCCGCGGGTCTTGCCGCTGCGCGTGAGCACGATCCCGCCGACGCCGTCCGAGACGACCAGCACGGCGCGCTGGCGGGCCCACTTCTCGATCGCCGAGCGCACCGTCTCGCCGGCGTCGATCACGGCGCGGTCGAACTTCTCTCCGACGTCGACCTCGACCTTGACGGCGAGGCCAAACGGCTCGACCAGCTTGCGCACCAGGGCGTCGAGCAACAGGCCCTTGTACTCGCTCGGCCCCTTGGGCTGTGCCGCGCAGTCGATCAGGTCGCCGGCCTTGTCGCGCCCGGCGATCGTCACGCGGCAGCCGTCCTCGCCGGCCTCGGTGTCGACGTCGTCGACCCACCCGACCAGCACCGGCTCGTCGTCGATCGTGACGGTGGCGGCGAGCCCGGGCGCCGGGCTCGCCATGGCCTCGACCAGCGAGGCATAGGGCCACGTCGCGGCCGATGCCTCCGGGTCGCGCAGCTCCAGCCTGATCGCGCCCGAGAGGTCGCCGAGGTCGCGGCCGATCTCGGCCGCGCTCCACTGGTCGTAGACCTCGCCGTCGAGATGCAGGGCGATCCGGCGCGTCGTGGCGAGCGTCATGACGCCGGCGCCTCGGTCAGCACCTCGATCGGCTCGGGCGGCACCAGGCCGGGGTGGCGCAGGCCATTGCGGGTCACGATGTCGTCGAGCATCGGCACGACGGCGCCGGGCTCGTCGCCGGCGAGGTGGTCGGCGACGAGCCACGCCGAGAGCGTGGCGGCGGGCGTCACCAGCACGACCGCCGGCAGGCGGCCGATCGCCTCGTTGATGTCGCGGGCGACCGAGGCGCGCAGCGCCCCGAGCGCCGCCGTCAGCCCGGCGACCGCCTCGGGCCCGTCGGCCGCCAGCGGCACGGCCGCGGCCTCGACGGCATCGATGGCGGCGAACAGCCGGCTGCGCCAGCGCGCCGCCTCCTGGCGCGACTCGTGGTCGATCTCGGTGATCACCCGGGCGGCCTGGCTGGCGATCGCCGCGCTGGCGCCGAGCCGCACCGCCTGCTCGGGCCGGGACGTCGCCTCGAGGCCCAGCACCGCATCGACCAGGCCGAGCAGCATGCCGGCGCCGTCGCGCGCTCCGAAGGTCTCGGCGTCGACCGTCTCGGCGACGGCGGAGCCGATCGCCGCCACCGGTGCGCCGATCGCCAGCGTCGCCACGGGCACGGTCAGCGCGGTGAGCGCGGCGGCGAGGGAGGCAGCGCTGTCGCGGCCGGCGGCCGCCTGCACGGCCGCATCGAGCCCGGCGAGCGGCCGCACCAGCACGGCCGTGAGCGAGGCGGCGCCGCGCTGCGCCCCCGCCGCCGTGGAGACCAGCGTCGCCACCTCGCGGGCGACGCCGCGCGCCGCCGACCACAGCGCCACCGGCAGCATGGCGGCGCCCGTGACGGTGGCGATCGGCACCGCCGCGGCGGCGAGCAGGCCGGAGACGGCGCCCAGCACGGCCGACAGGGTCGACGAGACGATGCTCGGCTCCGGCGTCGGGAAGAACCCGACCCGGAAGCGCGCCACGCGCAGCTCGCGGGCGGCGAACGAGATCGAGGCGGCCTCGGCCACCGTCACCCGCATCTCGCCGAGCCAGGGATGCAGCAGGATGCCGGGCCCGGGCGTCTGGCAGGCGACCCGCAGCGCCTCGGCCCGGGCCACGTAGTCGTCGCCGACGATGACGCCGACGACGTCGACGACGCCGCGGTGGATGCCGAGATCGTCGATCGCGACGTCGTCGAGCCCGGGGAACAGCGTGCGGATGGTGCGCCGCCCCGCCTCGTGCCGGGCGTCGGGGACCCAGAACCGCACGCCCCGGAAGGCGCCGGGCAGCAGGCCCGGCAGCATCTCGTCGAGTGCGGTGTCGAGCAGGCTCATGGCGCTACGGCACCCACAGCATCTGCCCGCGGTCGGCCTCGATCGGCACGGCGCGGCTGTCGCTGGTGACGCTGGTGATCTTGGCGGGCCCGTCGACCTGCACGACGATCTTGCCGCCGACCTCCTGCTTCTGCGCGGTCGGGCCCGGGCCGTCGCGGGCCGGCCCCGCGGCCGAGGCCGCGGCGGCGACCAGGCCGCCGCCCGGGACCACGGCGGCGGCGCCGCGGATCAGCGGCCGGGCCCAGTCCGGGATCAGCCCCTCCCACCACGCCGCGATGCGGGCGCCGAAGCTCGTGAACGTGGTCTCGATCGAGGTCCAGAGACCCGCGAAGAAGCCCTTGATCGGCTCCCAGTATGTGTAGACGGCCATGGCGGCCCCCGTGATGGCAGCAGCCAGTGCGGCGAAGCCGACCACGACCGGGCCTCCGATCAGCCCGACCAGGACTCCGATGCCCGCCGCGACGAAGCCGACGGCCTTGCCGACCAGCCCGAGCCCCGCGGCCGCGAGAAGCAGCGATCCGCCCCAGCTCAGCACGGTGTCGACGCTGCCGGGCATCGCGGTGTCGAGCCACGCCACGACGGTCATCACCTGCTGGAGGATCCAGGTCAGCCCGGCGAGGTTGGTCGAGAAGGCGTTGCCGACGCGCCGCATCGCCTGCTCGGCCGTCTCGGCGAAGACCTCGATCCGGGCCGTCAGGCCCGCCATCCGCCCGGCCAGGTCGCGGGCGATGATCGCGGTGTCGGCCATGGCGATCGAGGCCTTGAACTCCTTGTACTTGTCGAGGTTGGCCAGAAACGGGATGATCGCGTCGAGGGCCTGCTTGTCGCCGAAGACCAGCTGGATCTTCGCGGCCGCCCCGATGCGCTCGAGGTGTGTGCGGACCTTCTCGAAGGCCTCGAGCTGGTTGGCCCCGCCGGCCGCCGCCTCGTCGTAGACCTTCTTCACCTCCTCGGCCGAGATGCCGGTCTTGTCGAACAGCTTCCGCATCGCCGCCTCGAAGGGGTTGAGGCCGCGGGCGGTGGCGTTCTGGATGGTCCCGATGATGTCGGTGTCGAACTCCTTCTTGAAGTTCTCGATCGTCTCCTTGCCGAAGAACTTCTGGAACAGGTTCGAGAGGTTGTTGGCGGCGACCGACGGGCTGCTCGTGCCGTACATCACGACCTGCAGGGCGGCGCCGAGCGTCGTGACCGCCTCCATGCCCGACATGCCGAACTTCTGGATGCCGGCCGTGAGCTCCGGCAGCTCCCGCGCCATGTCCTTGAACTCGAACCGGCCGAGCTTGCCCGCCGTGACCAGCTTGGCGAGCGCCGTCTCCATCTCGGCGACGGAGATCCTGAGGCTGTTCGACAGCGAGAACGAGGCTCGCGCCACGTCCATGACCTCGGCGCCGGCGGCCGTCGCCACCCGACCGACCGTGCGCATCAGCCCCTGCGCGGTCGGCAAATCGAGGCCCGACGAGACGAGGCTCTGCAGTGCCTTCGCCAGATTGATCGAGCGCTGGCCGACCTCGAACGACAGCTTCTCCATGGCGGGCCCGGCCGTGCCGATCATGGCCGAGAGCTTCTCGCCCGTCAGGTCTGCCGTGATGCCGATGTCGCGGACCACGGCATCGTAGGCGGCCGCCGCCTGCAGGGGCGCCGCGAAGGAGAGGCCGGCACCGATCGCGCCGACCGCACCGATGCGGGTGCCGAGATCGCCGACCCGGCGGGTCAGGTCGCCGATGCGGCCGCCGAGCGCGCCGAGCGCGCGGACCCGCCCCATCAGCCGCTCGATCGGGCCGGACAAACGGTCGACCAGGCGCACCATGACGGAGAGAGCGAGCTGGCGGTTCATGGCGTCACGCGTCCCTGCTCGCCTGCTGCCAGGCGCCGACGGCGCCCCACCAGAACAGGACCTGGTCGATCGTCATGGCCTCCAGCTCGGCCGCGGCGAAGCCCGTGTTCGCCGCGAGGCCGCCGAGCTTCACCGGCCAGTCGTCGGGCCACTCCCGAAAAAACAGTTCACGCACTCCGCCGCGTCGGCGAGGTCGGCCGCGTCCATGGCGTCGAACAGCGCGTTCATGATCGGCTGGCGGATGCGGGCGGAGCGCGCCAGCATCACCACGGGCTGCGTCTCCTTCGACGCCGCGGCGATCGCCCGCAGGTCGGCGCCGGTGAGCCGGTGGAAGGTCAGGCGGTCGTACGTCTCCTCGCGAAGGCCGCGCGAGGACGAGCGGACCTGGAGGCTGCGCGGCTCCCGCAGCGGCAGCTCGATGGTGCCGTCGGGATGACGCACGGCCCGCTTCGGCAGCTTGCCGCTCTCGTCGGCGTCCTCGTCCACGACGGCGGCCGCAGCCGGGTCCTCGTCGACGACGACGTCCGGCCCGGCCGGGACGACGGGGCCGGTCGGCCCGGCCGCGCGCATGCGCTCCAGCGCGCCGGCCTGCTGCGGCACGAAGCCCTCGTCCAGGTCGATCACGGTCTCGGTGGCAGGCTGCTTCGCCATGATGGGGGCTCCGTTCGTGGGGATCAGGAGACGGTGAATTCCTCGGGCTCGCCGACCGCCCAGGTCAGCTCGACCTTGCCGCCTTCGCCGCCCGTGAACTCGGGGATCTCGGTCATGAAGGCGTCCGACCAGGTCAGCACCTGGCCGGTGTCGCAGGTCACCTGCAGCTCGCCCTCCTCGGCCGAGTAGAGGTCGGAGGCGCGCTGGCCCTTGCGCAGCGGCACCGTCGCCTTGACCTCGCCGGGCGTGAACTCCTGCGCCCGGCCGACCGCGCGGCCATAGGTGACGGGGTTGTTCTTGATGCCCCCGGGCTTGAACTTCGCCCCCTTCTCGACCTGGAGGTTCTGGCCCTTCCACACCACGTCGACGATCCCGAGCGTCTGCGCCATCGCAGCGGTTCCCTTCCTGTTTCGGGCGGCCGTCGGCCGCTAGACCTCGAACTCGAGCCGGCCGGCCAGCACGATGAGATTGTCCATGACCTTCACGCGCTGGATGCTGTTGACCCGGTGCCGGTCGTCGGCGTCGCGCTCGAAGCTCGACCGGCCGACCGTCTCGGTGGCGTCCTGGATCCAGCCGTTCCGCTCGTAGACCTGGCACCGCGCGGCCCACGAGCCGTGCAGCTTCTGCGGGGTCACGACGGTGGGCGAGTGCTCGGCCGCCGGCGAGCCGTCGGACGCCAGCTTGTGGCGCGGATAGGTCGCCGCCGTGTGGGCCCGCCAGTCGTAGCGGATGCGCGAGAGGGTCGCCGGCACCGTGATATCGAGCCAGGCGTCCGACTCGGCGCCGTCGCTCGTCGTCTTGAACGTCGTGATCACACGGTCGAGCCTGACTGTGCCGTCGGTGTCGACCTCGAAGGTCGAGATGCCGGAATGGAGGAGCAGGTCCTGCTCCTCCTCGGTGAACCTGTCGGCCGAGGCCGGTGCCGCGATGCCGGGCAGCGCCAGGCCGCGGAGCTGACGGGCCGGATCGGCGGCGAGCTGGGCCTCGGCGATGCCGGCAAGCGATGCCGCCCAGGCCCACGGCGGCGAGGCCGACCGGTTGGCGCCGGGCGCCGACGGCATGTGCGGCGAGTTGGTATAGCCACCGAGCGTGCCGAGCTGTCCGAAGGTCCCGTGAGGGCCCCAGTAGATCTTGACGTCCTTGTGCGCCATCGCGGTGTAGCGCTCCGCCGCCCAGGCGGCGAGCGCGGCGAGGCTGGTCGAATCGGTCCAGGCCGTGACGGCGCCCGTGAACCACTCGGCCGCGATGGCGTCCAGCAGGGTCGTCACGTCCGGGTTGCCGCTGCCGCCGCTCATCGCCGTGACGGTACAGCCGACGCCGGCCGGCATCACGTCGTCGATGCGCGGATTGACGGCGAGCTGCAGGGCGTTGCCGGCCTCGCCCTTGTGCTTGGCCGTCACCGTCACCGTGCCGGTCGTCGCCGAGGCCGTCACCTCCAGGTCGGCCACGGCCGTCAGGGCCGCGGCGACCGCGGCGCCGATCGTCGTGGCGCTGTCGCTCGCCGCGACGCCGACCGTGACGCGGTGGTCGGCGACGTGCACGGCGATCGTGCCGGCCGCCGTGGCCGGGCCCGTGAAGACGAAGGTGCCGGTCGCCTGCACGCCGTCGCCCTTGTCGGCGAGCGCGATGGCGTAGAGGTCGGTGGTCTTGTTGGCCGCCTTGAAGGCCTGCACCATCCGGTCGCCGATCGAGCCGGCGCCGAACAGGCTGGCCCCCTGCGCCGGCCGGGTGATCCGGTAGATCGTGGCGGCGGCCGCCGACCCGGTGCTCAGCTTCTGCACGAGCAGCACTGCGCGGGCCGGCCAGCCATAGGTCCCCGACTTGCGATCGTAGACCGGCGCCACCTCGACATAGGTGCCGGGCTTGCGCAGGTCGTACGGGATCTCGTCGAACGTGATGGTCATGGCTGCTCCTCAGCGCTACGTCTCAGCGTTTCTTGGGCTTGACGGCGGCCTCGGCCGCGACGGCCGGCACGTCGGGCTCGGTCGCGACGGCCGGCTGCGCCGGCACGGCCGGCTGCGCCGGCACGGCCGGCTGCGCCGGCACGGCCGGCTGCGCCGGCAAGAGGTCGCCGTCGGCGAGGCGGCGGCGGACGTAGCGGTCGAGCTCCACCCGCTTGCCTTCGGCCGGCCACGGGCTGCCGTCGGGCAGCGGCACGCGGCGGCCTTCGGCGGGTTTCAGAAACGCGGTCTCGGCGGGCATCAGGTCCCCCTCGGCAGGATGGTGTCGGTCGGCTCGCCGGCGGCCTGGCCGGCCTCGGCGTCGAGGTCCCAGGCGGTCACGAGCCGCAGGAAGTCGTCGCTCGATGCGATGGCATCGAGCGCATCGGACAGGTCGACGCCGACGTCGACGTCGACCGTGGCGATGGCGATGCCGACGTCGCTCCAGCCGTCGGCGAAGGCCGAGCCGGCGCGTGTGACCGACAGCGTGCCGACCCCCGGCACGGTCAGCCCGTGCAGCAACGCGGCCGCCGCGATGGTCGACGGATAGAGACCTGGCCCGACCCGGTCGCCGAGGAAGCGCGCCGCGCGGCTCGTGTTCTTGATCACGATGGTCAGCGTGAAGCCGAGGCGCCCCGTGATGGTGCGCCCCGCATTGGCGTCGGGCTCGATCGAGCGCCACGAGAAGCCGAGCCACGGCGTCGCCTTCGCGACTACGCCCTTGAACTCGTCGAGCGTCATCGGCGACGGCACCAGCTCGAACGGCCAGCGGCTCGGCGCGAACACGGTGCGCAGCCGCGCCTCGACGGCCTGGTGCACGGCCGTGATGGGATCGGTGCTCATCGTCTCGTCCCTGTCGCGCCTGCGGCGCTCCCCGCCTCTTGCATCACCAGTCCCTCAGCGAGGCGCTGCCGAAGACGGCGTCGCGGTCCTGCACGCGGGCGCTCGACCCGGCCGAGAGCGTGGCGACCCCCTCCAGCGTGACGGTGCCGGCCGCGATGCCTTCCAGCCAGGCGATGGCCTCCTTGCGGGCGAGCCTCATCTGCTCGGTCGGCTCGCGGTCGCCGCCCTGCGCCAGGTCGTAGCGGGCCAGCACGCACGCGGCCCGCTCCACCGCCTGCGGCACGACGGCGAGCGGCACGGCGTAGCGGCGCCGCAGGTAGCTGTCGATCAGTGCCGAGGCGTCGCCGATCGCCCGCTCGATGCGCTCCGGCTGGATGGTCTCGGGCAACGCCCCGTCGCCCGCGCTGAAGCGCAGGACCTCGGTCTCGCCGAAGCGAGACACCATGTCGGCGACGGTGGCGTAGGCGGTCATGATCAGGCGCCGATCGGGCCGGAGAGGTTGCAGGCGACGCCGGAGGCGCGGCGCAGCGCGTCGAGCGCGGCGTCGGCAAAGCCGCAGACGTAGTCGAGATCGGCGTCGGCCGTGTCGAGGCTCTCGCACTGGAGCCGTGCGATCACGGTGCCGACCGGCACGCCGGCCAAGAAGGCCTGCCGGCCCTCGTGATAGTCGGACCGCGCCGCGTCGGGCTCGGGCTGCTCGTCCGCGAATGGGGTGCCATCGCTCATGATCAGCTCCTGGTGTCGAAGACGGCGTCGATGCGCCGGATCGTCTGTTGCAGCGCGTCGACGTAGCCGTCCAGCCACGCCTCCGCCTCGTCGTCGCTGCGGCCGGACCAGGCCTGGACGAAGATTTCGCTCACCGGCAGGCCCGCGCGAAAGGCGCTACGGCCGGCATCTCGGTGGACGGTGTCGGTGTCGGCCATGATCAGGAGCCTCGACGTCGGCGAAACGAGGCCGGAGAGGCGTGCCTCTCCGGCAGGGGCGGCCGGCCCGAGAACCCTCCGGCTGCCGCCCGGCGGCGCCGCACCCCCGTGACGGCGCCGATCACGCCCGCGTCAACCGACGCGGCGGACGATCAGCATCGGGTCGCTCTCGATGGCCGTTCGATCGGCCTCCGAGAGGTCGTCGAGCCACAGCGTCGTCTCGGCCGGGGCGAAGCTGCGCCGCGCGCGGCGGCGGCCGAGCGGCAGCCGCGAGCGCACGACCATGTGGGGCCGCAGCTGCGGGTCCGGGGTATCGCCGGCGGCGGGTGTGGACCCCGCCGCCGGTTCCACGGTCGTCGCTCGCGGGTTATCGGTGACCGGCGTTGCCTCGCTCGGTGTCGAGAGGGAGGAGGGAAGAGGAGAGCCGCCGTCCGGTGCGGGTTGCGGATCGGCGGCAGGCGCCGGCGGGGCCTGGTCGGGCCCGGCCGGGGCGGCGCTCTGCGCGGGCGCCTTGGTCTCGGATGGCGTCTCGGACGCCTTGGGCTTGCGGGGGCGGGCCATGCGTCACCCGATCAGGCGAGCCAGGGGACGACGAGCAGCTCGGCCGTGCCCTTCCACTCGTTGGTGACGCCGCCGGTACCGTACTCGCTGTTGAGCAGCTTGCGCGCTTCCGACTCGAGCGTGCCGGGCACGACCAGGAGGTCCGGCATGTTGCCGAGCGGCCGCCCGTAGTCGCCCTTCATGTCCATGAGGGCGGCGCGGGCGATCGCGTAGTTGGTGGCGTTCAGGGTCTGCTTGGAGCCCCAGGCGAGCTGCCAGTAGCCGTAGCCGACGTTGCCGCGGGCATCGGCGCCGTACAGGAACTCCTTGTTCATGAACACGTGGTCGTCGTCGACCTTGGTCTTGCTGACGAACTCGAAGTCCCGCCGCTTCTGCAGGATGATCGGCTTCATGACGCGCCGGGTGCAGAGCAGGAACCACGGCGTGCCGGACCCGCCGTCGGTGTTGGCGACCGAGGTCTCGACGCCGTTCGCGTCGAGCACCGGATGGTCAGTGTCGAAAAAGCTCTGGCCGTCGTAGCAGGTGCCCGTGAAGCCGCCCTTCAAGGCAGCCCAGACCAGCTCCTCCCACTTCGAGCCGGTCGACTGGCCCATCTCCTGGAACATCGGGGAGTAGATACCGAGATTGTCGGTGTCGATGTCGTCGCGGTCGACGCCGACGGTCAGCTCGAACGCCTTCTCCTTGATGGCGTAGTCGTGCTGCGCGAGGTTGTGCACGACGCGCGGGCCGATCCACTCGCGCACGCCCGGCATCTTGCCGAGCCAGCCGTACTTCTGCTCCTTGGTGGTCGCCGGCACGACGGTCGCGACCCGCGCGTACTGCGAGGTGGCGAGACCGAGACCCGACTGAAACAGGGCGGAGAAGCCGACCCGCAGGGCGTCGAGATTGGCGGCGTTGATCAGCATGGTGCCGGCTCCGATCAGGCGAACGTGATGGCGCCGGAGACGGCGAGGCGGCCGTCCGGCTGAACGAGGACGAGCCGCCAGGTGGCGGTGCCGGCCTCCGTGATGGTGATGTCGATGTCGCCGTCCGACTCGCTGACGAGCTGGAACGCCTTGCCAGCGACCAGCGGGATCAGCAGGCCGTCGGTGCCGATGGCGACGCCGCCCGAGGGGGCCGTGCCGATGATGGCGTCGCCGTTGGCGTCGCTCGACAGATAGGCCAACACGCTGCCCCGCACCGCGAGGTCGTCGCCGACCGAGTCCTTCAGCTGGATCGCCACGTTGATGGCGTTGGCGGCTTCGGCGCCGACCGTAAAGGTGGGCGTGCCGAAGCGCTCGTAGACGCCGAGGTTCGCGCGCGCCGTCGCCTTGGTGCCGACGTCGGAGAGGTTGTTGGCGGCGAGCAGCCCGGCGCCGACCAGCGGGCCGAAGCCGATCTCGACCCACACGCCCTGCGCGTCGAGGCCGCGGATCAGGCCAGCCACCGAGCGGCCGGTGCCGACCTTGGCCACCGTCTCGTCGTCGACGATGTAGCAGGCGTCGCCGATCTCGGCCGCCGTGATCTCGTCGGCGCCGGCCGAGTTGGCGAAGCGGTAGACGCCACGCTTCACCCGCACCGTCTCGTCGCCGGACGACCCGGCGTTGACGACGCGCGCCTCGGCGCGCCCGACGGCGATCAGGCCGGTCGCCGCCGTGCCGGGCTTGGCGTAGCCGTCGGCGTCGAGCACGACGAGCGCGCCGGCGTAGATCGTGGTCGCGGCGAGCACCGGATACTCGGCGAGGTCGCCCACCTGCTCGGGCGTGTTGCGGTCCTTGGCGAGCGCCATCAGACGGTCTCCTTCTCGGCCTTCAGCGTCTCGGCGTACTTCGCCGGATCGACCCCCATCAGGGCGCACACCTGGCGCTGCTCGGCCGTCAGGCCGTCGGCGCCGGCAGCGCCGGGCTCGCGCCGGCCGCCCGTGCCGCCGTCGTGGATCGACGGCAGCGCCTCGAGCTCCTTGGTCACGCCGGCCGGATCCTTGGTGTGGCGCGCGATGTAGTGGTCGCGCATCGGCTTGATCGGCTTGCCGTCGGCGATCGCCTTGTCGATCGCGCGCTCGGCCTCGGCCCGCGCCTGGTCGCCCTCGAGCTTGGTGAGCCTGGTCTGCAGCGCGATCACGGTGCCGCGCAGCTCCGCCTCGGTCTTGGTGCCGGCCGAGGTCACGGCCTGCAGGTGCACGACCAGGCCGTCCGGCGTCGCCGTCGCCGCGGCGTCGGCGGCGAGGCCGGCGGCCGCGGCGATGCGGGCCAAGAGGCCGGACACCTCGGCGGCGTGGGTGGTGACGGCCGTGTGGGCCTTCGTCGCGGCCGCGAGGATCGCGGCCTCGTCGGCGTCGGCGGCGAGGCCGAGGGCCTTGCGCAGCGCGTCGAGATCCATGGAGCTGCTCCGATCGTGGAGGGTTGCGAGCTGGAGATTGGGGTCGTTGGTGAGACTGGCGCGGAGCACGCGGACGACGCGGCCGCCGTCCTTCTCGGCCACGAAGGCGGGCGAGATGCCGCGATAGGCGTGATCGGCCAGGAGCTGGGCGCCGGTGGCGGTCCACTCGACGCGACCCCACAGACCGTCGGGCCGGGCCTGCATCTCGACGATCCAGCCGCGCGCCGGCGACGGTCGCCCGTCGGGCGCCGCCTTGTCGATCGCGTGGTTCTCGTCGATCGCCAGCTTGCCGGCCGCCATCGACGCCGCGATCACGGCCTGCGCGTCGGCAAGCCGGTAGGGCCCGCGGCCGTCGACGCCCGAGAACGTCCCGGCCGGGACCAGGTGCACCCATTCGGGCACGCCGCCGGCGCCGGCAGCGCCGGCGGCCGCGAGTGCCGAAAACAAATGGATGACGAGGTCGGGCATGCGGGGCATATTGGAGATGCGCCCCGGATCCCGTCATGCCCGACGCGGCGGGCGTGCCCCTGACCAGCCCCGATCGCGCGAGCCGCTGCGGCGGCCACCGGTGCGACGGCCGCGCCGGAGCCCCCGACGCCCGGACCGCCTCCGTCAGGCCCTTCCACGCCCTTTTAAGACCCTTCGAGACGGCCCTGCAGCCCCGAGGGAGCGCAGCGACATGCGGGAGCGCCGTCCCGGCCGTCGCTGCGCTCCGCCCGGGCTACGATCACGGCGACGATCACGCGCGCGGGGTGCGGCGGTCGATCGCGTCGGCGATCGTGTCGGCGATCGTCTCCTCGTCGGCCTTGGAGATGCCGAGGAAGGGCCGCGCCGGGATGGTGACGGAGTCGCGGAACTGCAGGCCGCTCGCCAGACGGAACACCAGGTGGCTCGCCTTCACGGGCTCGATGGTCGCGCCGAACTGATGGACGGCCGCGTAGATCTTGTTCGTGCCGACCTCGACGGAATCGCGCGCGGCGCGGAACGTGATCGAGCCCATCAGGCCGCCGCGCATCGCGCTCTCGCGCAAGGTTCCGGGGCCGCGCTTGAGCGGCGCGTAGTCGGGGTTCAGGGCCGCCCACGCATTGCCCTGCGGATCGCGCGCCTCCTCGAACCGCGTGTGGGTGTTCTCCACCAGGCCGGTGCCGATCGCCCGCAGCACCGGCGTGGTGTCGGTCATCAGCCGCTGCAGCGCTGCGAAAGCCTTCAGCACCACCGCGTCGTCGATCGTGGTCTCCAGCGTCGCGCCGGCCATGGAGGTCCTCCTTGCGCGCGATGGGCGCGCCGTGCAGTCGCCGCGACGTTATCACGAGCGTGGCCGCGCGACCACGCGAGGCGAGCGAATGACGAAACCTATCTCGCCCGCATTTACCCGGCGAGGCTTTCGTGAGATAGTTAAGTTAGTCCCGCAGGGACGCCGGGCGGCAACCCGGTCCACAGCTAGGAGACCACCATGACCACCGCACTCTTCACCACCGTCGTCCGGCTCCCGTCCGGCCGCGTCCACCGCCGCCGGCTGGCGCAGCCGGCCAAGTCCTCGATCCACCGCGGCCGCGTCCAGCGGCAGCTCGCCGCTTCGGCGGCCGTCGCGGCGATCGGGCTGGTGCTCACCGCCCTGTCGCTCTCGCACCTCGCGCACGGGGTGGCGATCGTCACCGGCATCCCGGCCTGGCAGGCCTGGGCCACGGCGATCGGCTTCGACCTCACCCTGATCGCCCTCGAGTCGGCGCAGCTCTGCGCGATCAGCGAGGCGGTCAGGAAGGAGATCGCCCGCTGGGCCCGGCCGTCGATCCTCGGCGTGCTGATCGGCTCGGCCTGCATGAACGCCTTCGCGTTCGGCGAGGCCGTCACGGGCTGGTGGCTGGCGCCGGCGATCGTGCTGGGCATCGCCATCCCGTGCCTGATCTACGTGCTGACCCGGATCTCGGTGGCGCTCTACATCGCCACGCAGCGCTGATCGACACTCCCTGAAACGCGTGAGGCCCGGGGCGGCAACCCCGGGCCTCTTGCCGTCCGGACGTCGGGGCCAGCTAGGACACCCCACGGCCAGCGACGACCTCGCTATTCCGGCTTCATTCCGACGAGAGTCCCGTCTTCGCCGACGATGGCGCGCGGGCCAGCGACGGTCACCTTCCCGGCGCGGACCACCGTCCCGTCGGGGAATTCGAGCCGCCCACCGGTGACGTGTTCCTCCCAGATCCGGCGATAGGCAGGCGTGTCGCCGCGGCGCATATCGACGCCGTCGACCGTGACGATCTCGTCTCGCGGATCCGGCATGGCTCGCTCCATGGGTCGTCCAGGATAGGCTTCCGGTTACGCCGGCTCAAGCAGGACATGCACGGCCCCGTCGTCGACCGGCTGGACGTCGAGGATTCTCCACCGCTGGCCGCGCGGAAAGACGTACTCGACCTCGTAGTCGGTGCCGGGCGCGGCCGCCATTCCGGCCCTGGCGCGAATTGTGAACACGACTGCCGGGGCTGGCGGCCGTGTCGCGGCCTCTCCGTACACCTCGGCCGTCGATCGCTGCAGAGTCGTCGAAAAATACCCGTCGTCGACGTAGACCGCGCCCTTGGCCTGCAGCGCGGCCTCCACCGACGGGAACACCTCGACGTAGGCGGTACCGCGGTGGAGGCGCAAGTCGGTGGGCAGCTTCGACCTGGCGACGACCGCGTCGAGCCGCCCGACCAGGTCGGCGACGCCGGCTGGAATCCGGCCCGCCTCGTCGCGCAGCGCCTGGTTGAGCGCGAGATATCCGTCGCTGAGGTAGGAGGCAAAGGCCTCGGCCTCGGCCGGCGTAGCTCCGGCTCTGGCCGCCTTCCTCGCCGACGACTGATCGGCGACCGCGGCCTTGTAGTCGGCCGGGTGCCACGCCGCCGTCGTACGCGGTGGCAACATGACCCGGGTTCGGCCCGTCTTCACCTCACCGTCCGAGCGGCTGCGAGCGGCAGGCCGGGGTATGCCGGAGACGAGCTCGGCCGGGGCCGGTGCGAACTTCGGCTCGGGCGTGGGCTTCGGCGGTGCCTTGGGCTTGGGAACCGGCTCGGCCGGCCGCAGCGGCGGCACCGCGAAGGTGGCGTTCGGCGGGATCGCCGGCTTCGCCGCGAGCCAGGCCTGTCCCGGGTTGTAGTCGAACGACGGATCGATGCCGACCGGAACGTCGTGCACCTCGCCGGTCTTGGGGTTCACCCACGGCTTGGTCACGATCGGCGGCGCCTGGTCGGGGGCGGCCTTGCCCTGGCGGGCGAGGCCGCGGGCCGAGAGCGGGCGCACCCGGCAGCCGCAGCGCCAGCCGTTGGGCGGGTAGTGGGTGTCCCACCACGAATCGTCCGCCCGCAGCGTGAGGCCGTTCCAGGCGAGGTGGTTCAGGCGCGGGTGCAGGCTGCCCGAGTGGACGTATTGCCAGTACGGGTATTGCGCCAGCGTCTCGGGCTCGGTCTGCTGGCTGTAGCGGCCGGCCGCGTAGGCCATCGAGAGGTTGGTCTCGTAGATGATGCGGCTTCTCCACCCCGGCGTGCCGGTGTGCTCCCAGCCGTGCTTGGCGACGATCTGGTCGAAGCCCTTGCGGAACTCGGCGAGGGTGGTGCCCTTCTCCAGCGCCTTCTCGATCTCGGCCCGGAAGTCGGAGACGAGCGCGTCGGTCGCGGCGCCGGCCACCGTGAAGGCGCGCGCATTGGCGCGCTGCCAGACGTCGGTCCAGTGCTCCGAGGTGGCGTTCGTCTTCGCCCCGAAGAAAGCGATCGCCTGCTCGAACGGGAGCGACAGGGCCGAGACCGTGGTGGTCACGGCCTCACTCCCCCTCGATCTCGTCGAGCAGGGCGGCCTGGCCGGCGAGGTGCGCCAGCGCCATGCCGCGGGTCATCGCCTCGGCGAGCGCCGTCGGGTCGAGCTGCAGGGCGGCGAGGCGATCGGCGAGGTCGCGCAGATCCGTGGCCGCGTCGAAGGCGGCGGCGACCTCGTCGGTGAGCCCGGCCATGGCGCCGGCGGCGTCGCGGGCGACGCGCTCGGTGAGCCGCTCGACATGCTCGGGGTCGGCCTGCACGGCATGCCGCGAGACGATCAGGCGGGCGGCGTTGAGGGACGGCGAGCCGTCACGGCCGGGATCGACCGGGCCTTCCGTCGGCAGGGACGGATCACCGGGTCTCGCGCGGCCCGGCGACGACGGAGCCGGCGCCGGCGGACGCCCGCCGATCACCTCGGCGCCCGCGGCGGGCTCCTCGAAGCCCAGGCGGTCGCGCATCTGGCTCACCTCGACCGTGAGGCCCTGTGGGCCGAGCTTGTCGAGCGCGTTGACGATGATCTCGATCGGCACCTCGTCTGGTCGGCCGATCAGGATCTTCGGATACCTTTTCTGCGGTCCGAAGTTGAACGCGATCAGGTGCGGCACGAGCTGCCGCGTGAGCGTCGCCGCGAGGAGCTTGGCGTCGGAGCGCTCCAGGTCCTCCTGCACGAGGCGATGCTCCTGGCCGACGGCATGGCCGCCGGCGATCGCGTCGGTGGTCGCGGTCTGGCCGAGCACGGCCTTGCTGACCTGCTGGTCGAACCAGTCGGCGCGATCGGAGTACAGCTCGCCGGCCGAGCCCTGCTTGGCCCGGGCCGCCTCGACGAAGTCGATCTCCATGCCCTGTGGAATGATGGCGGCGCAGTCGCCGGCGATGTTGGCCACCGCACGCCACAGCACGTCCTTCTCCTGCTCGGAGGCGGCCGGGTGGTACTTGCCCAATCTCACGGGCATCCCGTAGTTCTGGACGAAAATGGCCCAGTCGCGCAGCGTGAAGGCCTTGTACATCCAGGCCCACGACGCGACCCGCGCAATGCCGGAGCGAATGGTGAGGCCGCTCTTGGACGGATGCCGGTGCACGACGAACTTGTGCGGCGCCAGCGGCTCCAGGCCGGTCGCCTCGCGCAGCATCGGCGTCTCGTAGTCGACCTGGTCGAGCTCGAACCAGCGCTGCGGCCGGAAGTCGAGCCGCCGCGGCAGCACGGCGCCGGGGGTCGAGTCCCACTCGATCTCCAGGATCGAGTACCCCTTGCCGATCGCGTCGAGCATGTCGAACAGGGCGGCGTCGAGCACGCCCTCCTTGAGCCAGTCCCTGATCAGGTCGGCATGGGCGACGTGCTCGGCCGCGTCGCTCGCCGCCTCCACGGTGACGGGGAGCTGGGCGACCTGGCGCCGGCGGGTGCCGAGCACGGCCGCGTAGTGCAGGTCGCGCTCCTCGATGTCCTCGGCCAGCTCCAGGTACAGGAGCGGGTCGCCGTTGGCGGCGGCGCGGTGGATGGCGGCGAGCCGCGCCGGCGTGAGCCCCTCGGCCGGATGGCCGGAGATCGGCGAGCGCACGCTGGTGAGAGACGGCCCCGCCTTGGGCGGCCCGAACAGCGCGTCGAGGTCGACCGGCGACCCGTCGGGCCCGAGGATTTTCGACAGCCGCGGCATGGGACCTCCGGTCCGCGATCAGCGGGCGATTTGAAGGGGCTTAAAAGCCCATGGAAGGCTCTGCGTACGCGATCCGCCCCGACGGGCGCTCCGCCGCGCCGGACGCACCACGGGGCTCCGGAGGGGCGAGGTCATCGGTGCCCCCGCTTGCCGTAGATCGCCCGCAGCTCGTCGTTGCTCGGCGAGCCCGTGGACGGCCGCTGCACGCGTCGACGCCCGCGTGAGAGCGCGACCGAAAGGGGTCGATGGCTCCGGCAGGCTCACAGCCGCCCCCTGACGTCCTGCGGCCGCGCCGAGGGACGGTCCTCGGCGTCGGCATACATCCACGAATCGCGGGGCGCCTCGCCGAGCGCGCGGGGCGCGGCCGTGACGGGGCGGTAGCCGTACTCGATCGCGCCGGCGTCCATGGCGGCGTTGGCGAGCACCAGGGCGATGGCGAAGTCGCCGTGCCGCTGGCCGCCGTCCGTGCCCGACGTGTGCGCATCGTCCGGGACCTTCGGCACGCCGCGCACCATCTTGATCTGGCGCATGTCGTCCTTGAGGTCGGCGTCGCGCGGAATCGCGATCGTGCGGTCCTCGAAGCGCCGCTTCAGCGGCGGCACGTTGGCGATGTACCAGGGCTGGCTCGGCATCACCGCCTCGATCGCCAGCGCGCCGTACTTCTGGATGGCGTACTCGGCGAGCGCCTGGCCGTTGCCGCGGGCGTCGTGCTTGCCGGCGCAGAAGCGCGGCAGCCGGTCGACGACATGGAACAGGACCCGCTCCTGCTCGCGGAACGGCACGTTGCGCAGCTCGATCACGAACGGCGTCCGCCGCACCAGGTCGCGACCCTCGGCCAGCGGTGCCATGATGGAGAGGTCGCCCGAGCGGGCGAAGTCCCAGCCGTAGGCGTGGCGCAGCCGGGCATCGAGCGTCTTCAGCACCGGCGCGACGTGCTCCTCGAGCCAGTCGTCGACGACGCTCGCGCGCTCCGCGTCCGGCCGCAGCTCGAAGCCCTTCGGGCACGCGAGCCGCAGCACCGGCGCCTCGGCCGTCATGCAGGCCTCGATCAGGGCGCTGGTGAGATAGACGCCGGTGCCCTGCGACGGGACGCAGTCCAGCTCCTCGGCGGCGCCGGCTCCGTAGAAGCCGCGGATGTCGGCGCGGAACCTGGCCTCGGCCTCGGGCGACCAGGGCTTGCCGCCGACCAGGCAGATGCGCTGATAGAGGCCCTGTTCGAGCGCATCGTCGAACGTGCAGCGCACCACCTCGCCGGGCCGGCGCTTCTCGCGGATCTCCTGGATGAGCGCGTTGAACGGGTTGTCGACGCCGAAATGGGTGGAGATCACCAGCACCTTGCCGCCCCAGATCAGCAGCGCCATGGCGGCCTGCAGCAGCGCGTCGGCATCGTCGTGGAACGCGAACTCGTCGAGGATCACGTAGCCCTGGCGGCCGCGCAGCGAGCGCGGCCGGCTCGACAGGGCGACGATCTCGAAGCCACTCGCGAAGCTGATCCGGAACGCCTGGATGGCGCGGTCGGCGCCCTTCTCGTCCTGTTCCACGAACAGGAACTCCTGGACGGACGAGCACGCCGGCATGAACGCCTTGGCCCACATGGCGCAGCAGTCGACGAACTCGCGCGCCATGTCGAGATTGTAGCCGAGATAGAGCACGTCCATGCCGCCGGCGGACTTCTGGCTACCGGCCGTCAGCACCGCGTCGGCGCCGATGCCCCAGGTCGCCCCGATCCGGCGGCTCTTGTCGACGACGACCAGCTGCGTGCGCGCCGTCGCCGCGAGCAGCTCGCGCTGGTAGGGCAGCAGCACGGCCGGCAGGCTTTCACCCGCCAGCGCCGGCGGCAGCGCGGCCAGCATCTCGTGCCGATGGCGCGCCCAGTCCTCGGGGGTGACGAGTGGCCCGGTCACGACGCGTCACCGGCGGGCGGCTCCGGCGGCGCCGGCTCCGCCGTCCTCGGCGTCGGCACCGCAACGCCGAGGATGCGGGACTTGATCTGCTCGACCACGTCGGCCGAGAGGCCCTGCTGCTTCGCGACCGCGTCGACCGTCTTGGCCGTCTTGGCCCGCCACTCCGATTCGAGCTTCACCCGCGTGTCGCTGCTGATGCGCTTGGCCTTCTCGGCGTGCTCCAGGGCGCGGCCGGTGAACATCAGCATCTGGGCCGTGTCGCCGTCGGCCTCCAGCTCGCCGGCGTTGGACAGCATCTCGTGGGCGAGCATCTTGATCGACTCGGACACCAGGAGCGTGAGGGAGTCGTCGCCGGCCTCCTCCAGCTTCGGCGCCAGGACGGCGGCGATCTCCTTCGCCTCGGCGAGGCGGCGGCCGAGCACCGAGAGCCGCATCGAGGCCCGGTTGAAGGCGGAGCGCGAGACCTGCGGCGGGTCCATGACCCCGGCCGTGAGGCCGGCGGCGCGCAGGCGGGCGTTGAACTCCTCCAGGATGTCGAGCTGCGTCCGCTCCCGCTTCTTCAGCTCGCCGAACGCCCACAGCTTCGCCTCGTCGGCCCAGTCGGGCAGGCGGTCGAGGGCGGAGATCTGGCCGCGGCCCTGCGCCATCTCAGGCCTCGGGCGGCGACGGGCGCTTGACGCCCTCGATCACGCGCAGGCGGTCGACGTGCTCCTGCCCCTTCGCCGTCAGGGTCGCGACCCGCACGGAGCCGGCGTCGACGAGCGTCACGGCGCCCATCTCGGCCAGATAGGCCAGCTCGTCGTGCACCCACGGCCGCGGCTTCGAGATGCCGAAGGTGGTCAGCTGCAGGCGCAGCAGCTCGGAGTTCAGCCGGCCGTCGACCTGGCCGGCGAGCGTGCGCAGCAGGATGAGTCGGGCCTCCTCGCGGATCATGCGGTCCATGGTGTTCACCGGGGTCGGCCCTCCTGCAGCATCAGCTCCTGCAGCCGCTCGCTGATGGCGGCGACCGGCTTCATCCGCTCGGCCAGCGTCTTCATCTCGCCCCGCATCTCGGCGATCGACAGCTCGAGGCGGTGGGTGGTCTCGCGATCCGGCATGTGTGCAATCTCGTCCTCGACCTTCGTCACGCGGTGGGTCACGTCGTCGATCCGGCCGGCCAGCGCGGTGACGACCGCGGCGTCGGCCTTCGCCTCGACCTTTCCCTCGATCTTGGCGAGCGCCTCGGCCGAGGCCTTCTTGCGCGTCTGCACGATCGTGTAGGCGAGCGCCGCGAGCGCGACGGCCGGGCCGGCCAGCGCGAGCAGCGTGGCGTCGACGCTCACTTCGCGCTCCCGCAGTTGCCCGCCGCCTCGCCGGCGAGGCCGGTGCGCATGCAGGTCCAGTCGCGCCTCGCGGCGCCGATGATCGTGTTCGCCTTCTCGCGGCCGAGCTTCTCGCGCTTGGCGACCAGCAGGGCGTTCTCGCCCCGCTTCGGCGCCGGCACGGCGACCGGCTGCAGATAGGCCGGCGCCGGCGGGATCGCCGCGGTCGTCTCGGGCCTGACGGCACTACCGCCCAAGGAGCTGCAGCCCCCGATCAGTGAGGCCGCAACGATCGTCGAGCAGAGCGCCGGCGCCCGGCGCCACGCCCGGGCGGGCCGCGGCGCGCAGCCGCTCGATCTCGGAGGTGAGGTCACGGATCTGCTCCTGTGCGGCGAGGTCGCGCGCGGCGAGCGCGGCGGCGGTCTGCTGTTGGGATGTCGCGAGCGTGCCGGCGGCGTCGCGCTCGCGCTCGGCCTTCCGGGCGCGGGCGAGCGCGGCGGCGGCATCGCATTTCTGCTCGGCCGTCTGGTAGCCGGCGTCCCAGATCGCCCACACCAGCCAGCCGATGGCCAGCGCGACCAAGACGAGCAAGAGCTTCTTCCAGCCGCCGGCGAGGGTCCATGCGACGATACGGGCGATGGTCATGCGGGCACCCCGCTGTCGAGATCGGCCGTCGCCTCGCCCGACCAGGCGCGCTCGGCGCGGCGGCGCTTCATGGCGGCCCACAGGGCCCAGCCGGCGCCGCCGATCACCACGGCGACGCTGACCACGGTCAGCACGGTGAAGATCAGGTCGATGGTCTTGCTGGTGCCGACGACGGGCGCGAGCGCGTCCTTGGCCTGGTCGATCGTTGCGGCCACGCCGCCGCCGCCGATCGCCGTGGTGGTGCCGGCCTCGGCCGAGACCTTGGGCAGCGCGACGTCGGACGGCAGCGCCTTGGCGGCGCCGCCCTCCTCGTGCACCGACACCTGGGGCGGCGGGCCGACGCTGCCGGCCGCCCAGGCCTGGCCGATCGCCCGGACGCTGGCGACGCGGCGGCCCCAGCCCACGCCGAACACCGACCAGGTGCGCAGGTTCTGCAGCATGCCGAGCCGGCGCGACAGCACGCCGGCGATCAGCGCGTCGTGATCCGGATGCGCCTGTGCGGCCGCGATCGTGGCCTCGCCCAGCTCGCCGTCCACCTGCACGCTGCCGAGCGCGCGCTGCAGCCATTTGGTGGCCTGCGACGGACCGGAGTTGACGGCCGAATCGAACATGACGAAGTCGACGCCGGCCGGCAGCCGGTCGGCCTGGACCTTGTCCCAGTACTGGCGCCTGTAGATGTCGGTCAGCTCGGCCTTGGTCAGCTCGCGCACGCTGCGCGGCTCCAGGCCCTCCGCCTTCCGGTAGCCGTCGTAGACGCGCTGGATGATGCCCTTGTTGGTCGGGCCGCCGGGGTCGCTCGGATGATTGCTGTACCCGCCCTCGTAGACGAGCACGCGCTGCAGCGATTTCGCGAAATTCTGCTTCACGGCCATCCCCCAGGAGCGGGGATGACACTAGGTGGGATCCGGATTTCGGGGCACGCCCGCCGCGGCGGGTGTGAGGGGCTCGGAGGCCCTCAGCGCTCGAACAGGTCGAGCTGCGGCGAGGTCATCTCGGCGCGCGACAAGATGCGCCAGACGCCGTCCTCTGACAAGCCCGTGCGGCGGGCGATCTCCGCGTAGGAGAGGCCGCGGCCCCGGTAGATCGCCACCCGCCACGGCTTGGCGGACGGCACCTTGAGATACTCGCCGCCATAGGCGCGGGCGAGCTGCGCCGCCGCCGCGGTGCCGATCGCCGAGACGATGCGCTCGGTCGGCGCCTTGGGGACGTAGACGCGCAGGCCCGGGAACGCCTCGATCAGCGCCAGCGCGGCCGGCACGCCGATCACCTCGGCGAGCCGCATCACCTCGGGCGGCGGATCGGGGAGCGGGGTCATGCTCGGCGCAGCCTCTTGATCGTGTAGGTCGCGAGGCGCTGGGCGCCGCCTTTCGTGGTCAGGCTCCAGGTCAGCGTCACCGAAAAATGCCCTGCGCCGTCGGCCCACCCTCGCGCCCCTGCGCGGCTGTAGCCGGCGCCGCGCCACAGCTCGTCGATGGCTCGCAGGTATTCCTCGCCCGCGACCACCTGCTCGAAATCGACGGTGCCGTATCGCTTCATCGCCGCGCCCCCCGCCGGCTCGGCAGCACCGTGACGACGACGCCGGACACGACGACGAACGTCGAGGTGTCGGTGACGATCCGGTAGCGCCCGCCGCCGACCCGGTCGGCGGCCGCCACGGCGCGGCCGACCGACGCGGCGAGCGCGCGCCGCACCGCCTCGACGTCGAGCCCGCCCTCGCGCTCCAGCCAGCGCAGCACCGCGTGGTCGGAGACGGTGACGTCGAGCGTCATGTGCGCCTCCAGAGGTCCCCGTCCCGCCCGCGGACCCGGCCGCGCTCCGCCTCGACGCATCCCTTGCGCTTCAGGGCCTGCAGCTCGTTGTAGACCGTCACGGGGGCGAAGACGCCGGCGTCCTTCTGGACGCCGTGCAGGGAGAGGCCCTTTTCGCGGCGGGTCGTCGGCAGCGCCTCCAGCACCCGCACCGTCACCTCGTCGTCGACCGACATGATCACCTCCTCGGCTGGTAGGCGAGCGCGCCGTGGTGGGCGCAGTAGGACTTGTGAGCGCGCGCCCCGCCGCAGTAGCGGAAGCTCTCGGCGGCCGGATCGCCGAGCGGCCAGCGGCAGCGGTCGTGCGTCAGCTCGATCAGGGTGCAAGGCCGCTCGCCCGGCGCCCGCACCTCGGCGCGCGTCCAGGCCGTGCTGCGTTCCGCCGCCAGCTGCTCGGGCCGCGCCTGCGCGGGCGTGGCCGGCACGACGTCCATGCCCATCTGCCGCAGCAGCGTCGCCCGCCGCGGCTTGGCGGGCTTCGTCCGGGGCTCGGCCGGGGGCTTCGGCGGCCGGGCCGCCGGCGCCTTGCGGGCCGGGCCGCTGGGCAGCCGCACCACCGGCGGCCCGGGCGGCCGCGGGAAGGTGTCGAACTCGCCCGCCTCCTGCAGCCGGTGCACCTTGCCGATCACGGCGTTGCGGGTGACGCCGAGCTCGCAGGCGATGATGGCGGCGCTGCGGCCGGCGCTCCACAGCGACTTGAGCGTGTCGATGCGATCGAGGGTCCACATCTCACGCCTCCCGGCGGCGAGCCGCGTTGCGGCGCCTGATCTTCAGCTCGTGCATCCAGAGGTCGATCAGGTCGCGGGCCGACGTGCCCGCGAGAGGCAGGGTTTTCACGCGCTCCAGGAAGATGCGCATGACGCGGCCCCAGTCGGCCGTCATCACTTCGTCTGGGAAGATCTCGCGGCCGAGATGCACGGGCATGGGCGTCACTCCGTCTCGCTCGCCAGCGCCCAGCGCGGGAGGGTGATCTCGATCGCGCCGTCGGCCAGAAGGTCGACCGCACAGTCCTGCCGCGGCTGCGCGCTCTCGCCGAAGCGGGCGACATGGCCGCAGTTGATCTTCATCGCCTTGCCGCCGCCGACGACGACGCCCTTCGCCGCGCCATTCTTCGCCCGAACGAGCCGCATCATGCCGGCGTCGTCGCCGGTGCCGAGCAGCACGTCGAACCGGTCTTCGTGATAGACTTTCGCGCGCGCCATCAGGGCACGGCTCAGCATCACCGTCATGCTCGGCTTCGGGCTCCGGCGGGCGGCGGTGCCGAGGCACACGAGGGAGACGCGCGCATCCCAGGCGTCAGCCGGCGACGCGATGATCAGCTGCTCGAAGGCCATGAACGTTCTCCGGTGCGGGAACGGGAGCCGCCACGAGCGCCCGCACCGCGGCCTCGTGAGGAGCGAGAAGCGAGAGGAGCATGGCGGCGCGGCCGATCCGCTCGGCCGACGCCTGCAGGTCCGCGACGAGGCGTCGGTGATCCGGCGTCGGGCCCCCCGGCTGCGACGCCAGGAACACCTCGACGTCGAGGTTCGAGGCGCATTCGCGGCGCGCATAGACGCGCAGCTCGAAGGCCAGCTCGGCGAAGCTCTCGGCCGGCATCACGATGGCGTTCACCCGGGCTCTCCCTGCAGGATGTCGATCGATGCCTGGTCGAGGCGCGATGCGGCCAGCACCTGATCGTCGAATCCAAGGAGCGCCAGTACCAGGCTCGCGCCATCCGACGAGATCAACACCGCGCTGGCCCGACGTGGCGGATGGTCTGGAGAAACATCGAGATCGATCGTGACGGTGAGGCCGCCCAGGGTGCGGCTGTCCATCACGTGACGGAGCGAAGCGACCAGCAGCCGGCGCTGGGCGGCAGTCAGCCATGCGCTGAATGCCCCAAAGACGCCTTGGAACTGGACGACGGTGTGCCCGGCCGCGCTGGCTGCGACACGGATCTGCGGCCGCTCCAGCGCGATCTCACGAGCAGAGGACGATGCGGCGGTCATGACAGCGCCCCGTTGTACTGCCACCAGCCCTGCGATCCCTTGCAGGGGAACGGCGGCACGACCGGCTCGACGTCCTGCATCGGCCAGCCCCAGTTGAAGGTGTCGTCGCCACGCATCGGCTTGCCGATCACGGCCGTGCAGACGATGGCGCCGAGCGGCAATCGCAGTGCGTCGGCGTGGCCCATGGCGGCCGCGATCTCGGCGGTGTCTACCGTCACGGCGGCGGAGCGCCGGCGCCGCAGGCCGGCTTCGCGCTCCGCGACGAGCCATGCGTAGGCGCGCATGAGGAAGGGCCGGGCGATCTCCTCGACGAGACACGGCGTGTCGTCCGGATCGTGCGAGTCGAGACGGTCCAGGAGATTGCCGACCTCCGAGAGCCGCACCGGCCGCTGCGCCGCATGAATGCCGATCCGCTCGCCGGTTTCGGGCGGATTGATGTAGTGGTTGTAGGGCCGCTCACGGAACTCGTACGGCTTCGCCTGGATGGCGATCAGCGAGGCCCAGGGCTGGAAGACGGTGATGATCTTCACGACCCCCCTCCCGTCTCGCCGAGCGCCATGTGGAGCCGCGTCTCGACGACCAGCACGGCCATCTTCTCGGCCGTCTCCGGCAGCTTCTCGACGATCGTCTCGACCACCGCCGCGCGCTCGGCCCGAGACGCGAGCCCGAGCACCAGGGCGACGGCGGACGTCACCGCGCCCGCGATCTCCGGGAACGACCCGCCGTCGTCGAGATGGGCCGCCAGCATCGCGACGAGCTCCTTCGACAGCGCCACGGCCTTCGGGTGCCTGCTCACGGCTTTGCCCTCCCGGCCAGCGCCTTGCGCAGCTTGCGGCCCAGCGCCGCCTGCACGACGGCGTAATCGTGCGGCTGGAACTGGGCCCAGCCCGGCCGGCCGGCGACCTTGAGCGCGTAGCCGTCCAGCGACTCGAGCGGGCGGGCGGCGATGTAGACCCGCACGGCGCCGAGCTTCACCAGGCCCAGCCACTGCGCCGTGATCACGGCGCGCTTGACCTCGGCGGCGTGCTGCTCGTTGGTCTGCTGCTTGTCGCGGGCCGGCCAGTCCACGCCGCCCTCCCGCGCGATCCAGCCCTTCAGCGCCTCGATCGCCTTCATGGCGTCGGCCGCGTCGCGCAGCCAGCGCGGATGGGCGATCTTCGTCTGGCGCTCGACGAAGCGGACGAGCGCCACGTCGGTGCGGTCGCGCACCACGCCGAGGTCGTGCGCCGCGATCCACAGGGCGCGCAGCTTGGCGCCGTAGGGGCCGTCGATCGTCAGCGCGCCCTTGGCCAGCGGCTCGGGGGCGAGGCTGGCCGGCAGCGTCGCCGGCAGGCCGCTCTCGAAGGCCGTTCGAGGGACGTTCGGGCGCTGGCCCGATAGCACTTTCAAGTGGTCGATCACGACGCCGGCCTGCGCGCCGGTGAGCGCCCTGGCGGAGCGCTGGCCGGTGAGGCCTTCGATCAGGTCGCGATAGGCCGCGTCGTCGAGCCCCAGCCGCGCCTTGAGCGCGTGCATGGCGCCGATCTGACGCGACGAGGCCGGGCCGGAGGTGGGGGCGGCGGCGGTCATGACGACACCACCGCGGTGACGCCGGCAGCGGCACACACCGTCCTGATGTGCGCGGCCTGCAGATGGTCCGAGACGGCGCGGGCGACGACGTCGGCCGGCGCGAGCCCGGCGGACGCGCAGTAGGCGGCGAGCCGGGCCTGCAGATCGGCCGGGAGGCCGGCCGGAACGGGCGGCGAGGCGGCGCCGGTCAGCACGATGGAGCGGGCCGCGCCCCGGCGCCAGGTGAGGTGGCCGCGATCCTCCAGACGCTGCAGCACGGCCTGCGCCTGCTTGGGCGTCGCCATGCCGAGGCCCGCGGCGATCTCGCGCAGGCTCGGGGCGTGGGTGTGGGTGGCCATGTAGCGGGTGATCCAGTCGAGCGTCTCGCGCTGGCGTGCGGTGAGCCCCATCATGGCGACACCTCGCCGGCGCGCAGCAGGGTGGTCAGCTCGCCGCGCTCGACCGCCGCATTGAGCCGGCGGAACAGATCGCGCGCCGCCGGGACCGTGGTGCAGGTGAGCGTGAGCGTGACGGTGTTGCCGCCCATGGCGCAGCCGGCGCGCTGGATGGTGGCGTCGGTGGGCGGGGTGGTCGGGGATGTCATGACGGTCTCCTTCAGGATCTGATCCAGATCTGTGTCACCGCCCCGTGCTGGCGGATGCGGTACCAGTGCCACCAGATCCACACGGACTGCCCCGTGTAGGTGTCGGTGAAGCGGAACGGGAGCAGCGCGAAGCGCCACCGCCATTCGCCGGGCTCGGTCATCTTCAACATCGGCGACTCTCCTGATCAGGCGCTGGCGAGGTCGATGGTGATGGGAACCCACGCGTCGCGCGGGGTGGCGCGCTTGTAGAAGCGCACGTACTGCTTCGAGCCGATCACCCGAATGGCGGCGCCGATCGCCTCCATGGCCCTGATCCAGCCGGCGTCGTCGATCTGCAGCCGGCGCAGCTGGAACAGGGCGGCGCGGTTGATCCGGCCCTCCTGGTCGACCTGGAAGGCGTGCTCGACCAGGGCCCGGATCTCCGGCCGCGAGTCGGCCGACCACGCCGTGATGCAGGCATCGACCAGGGTCTTGGCGACCTGCAGCTCGGGCCCGAAGCCGATCTGGTCCTGCACCTGCACCTGGACCTTCAGGCAGCCGTCGTAGCTGGTGAAGGTCACGTTGCCACGCGAACCGCCGCACTTGACGCCCCAGCGCTCGCTGATCAACTCCGCGAAGCTGGCGACGTCGTCGAAGGTGTGGCCGCGGAAGCGGGCGATCTGGGCCGACAGATCCTCGGCATAGCCGACGATCTTGCGGACCATCTGGTCCTCCAGCAGGTGCTCGGGACGCACCGTCTCGACCGGCACCAGCCGGCCGGCGGCATCGCGCATGTAGCGGTGCGGGCCCACCGTGATCACGCCGGTGTCGGGCGCGGGCGCGGGCGGCGCGGGCGGCGTCGACGCCGCATAGGCGCCGGTGTCGACGGGCGTGCCGTCAGGGGCGAGGACTTGCATCGGCGGTCTCCTGGGGCTGGGGGAGTTCGGCGGGCTCGGCGTACTCGTAGCCGAGGCCCTGCAGGGCATCGGCGAGGGCATCGGCGAAGGCACGGGCCTGCACGGCGATGTCGTTGGCGCGCCGGATCGCCGCGGCGTCGGCGAAGCCGCCGCGGCGCAGCCGGTCGTGCTCGTCGAGCAGGGCGAGCAGCCGATAGGAGGTCGCCGCGACCTCCTCCAGCGCGACGGCCCGGGCCGCGACCGCGACGACCTCGTCGACGGCGAGGTCGGTCGCGGCCCGCCACGGGTCGGCGGCCATCACGCGCTCGGCGATCTGGACGGCGTCGGCGTCCTGCCACTGCTCGGCCGTGCCGAGCGACGTGAGAACGGTCTGCCGCGCCACCGACAGGCGGTGCGCGAAGCCCGCATCGGTGGCGGCCAGCTCCTCGGCGCGCTGGGCGGCCTGGATGATGGTGCTGTGGTCGCGGTTGCCCAGCAGGCGGCCGATCGCCGGGAAGCTCAGCTGCGTCATCTCCCGGGCGAGCAGGCAGACGGCGTGCCGTGGCGCCGCGACGTCGGCGGTGCGCCGCGCCGAGCGGATCACGTGGCCGGGAATGCCCCACGCCAGCCCGACGGCGCGCAGGATCATCCGGATGCTGACGGTGCCGTCGCTCATGCCGCGTCGCCTCCCATGGGGCCGCCGGCCTCGCCGAAGCGCGGCGCCGCCTGGTGGCGCACCGGCAGCAGCACCACGCCGGGCACCTGGCCGGAGGCGATCGCCACCAGCGTGGTGAGGTGATCCGACGGGATCGGCGGCTCGGCCGACGGCCGCGGCACGGCGCCGCCGAGGCCATCGTCGCGCGCCGCCAGCGCCGCCGCGAGATCGGCCTCCAGCTTCTCGGCCGCCTCGGCGCACAGATGCAGGGTCGCCGCGAAGTCTTCCTGCCCCTGCGGCGTGATCTCGTGGGTGCCGTTGCGAATGCGATCCGCCCAGAAGGCGAGCCGCGCCAGGTGCTGCGAGAGCGGGGGATCAGTGCGCATGTCAGCCCTCCACCGGAGCGGCGGTCGACCAGCCGCGATGCCACAGGAAGGCGGCGTAGATGGCCACGTCGCGCGGATCGCCCTTGGCGACGTGCTCCATCAGGCCGCGGCGGCACTCCTCCTCCCAGTCGTCCCACAGCCAGCCGTCGGCGTGGCCGTATTTCAGCTCGGCCTCGCGGAACTTCGCCGCGAGCGCCTCGGCGAAGGTCGCGACGAGCTGCCGCGTGTTGACGTGCAGCTCGGCCGGCACGGGAATGGTGATGTGTGTCGTGCGCATGATCCCCTCCCTCACGCGGCCGCGCCGCGCGGCTCCTCGCCGCTGCGGTCGGCCCAGGCGGCGCGGACGTGATCGATGGCGAGCGGCTGGCCGCGGGTGGCGGCCATGATGGTCGCGAGCCGGATGGTCTTGTCGACCTGACCGAGCGCGCCGGGCTTGCGGGCGATGCCGTGCAGCAGGCGGCGCGCCTCGCGGTCCTCGATCGACCAGGCGTCGAGCAGCGCCTCGACGTCGGCGTGCTGCGGCGACAGGCGGTGCACCCGCTTGCCGATGCGGCGGTGGATCTGGCCGTGGCCGGGCTTGGGCTCGCCGCGCCCGAAGCGCGAGAAGACCTCGTCGTTGCCGAGCAGGGCGATGCCGCAGCCGTACTCGTCGAGGAAGTAGCGCAGCTGGTTGATCGAGAGATCCGAGAGGTTCTGCGCCTCGTCGACGATCAGCAGCGTGTGGCGGCCGTTGCGCTTGAGGCGCTGACCGATCGAGCGGTCGAGCCGGCCGGGATTGCGCTCCGTCACGTCGAGCGCGATGGCGAGCTCCTGCAGCATCGCGTGGGTTCCGGCCGTGGTCGGCCGCATCGTCACCAGGAACACGTTCGGCCGCGACTCGGCGAAGTGGCGGGCCGTGGTCGTCTTGCCCATGCCGGCGCCGAGCGTGACGATCACCATCTCGGGCATCATCTGGGCGTAGAGCAGCGTGTCGACCACGGACTGCGAGGTCGGCGTCGTCACGTAGCCGGGCGCCTCCGGGATCGCGGCGGCAGCCGTCTTCATCTCCTCGACCGAGTCGAGCCACTTCACGACGCGTTCGGTGATCGCGTCGGTCTGGCCCGTGTACGTGCCGTCGTACCAGGGCGAGAGAGTGCCGAGCGGCACGGCGCTGCGGCGCGCGACCTCGGATTTCGACCACCGCTCGCGCGTGGCGATCTCTCGCACCTTCTCGCGCGTGACGGACCACACGTTGTACGTGATGGTGTCGCGCGGGGCCGGCTCGCCCTTCGGCGGGCCCCACACCTCGGCCTTCGCGGCCGGGGCCGCCGGCGCCGCCGGCGCGGCGGAGTCGGGCTTGCTGATCGTCTCGATCATCATCATCTGTCTCCTGCTTGGTTGTCACTTCGGGGCGGTCGCCCGGCCGGTCAGGCCGGTGCGCCGCCCTCGTCTTTTTCACGCCGCGCGAACGGCACCACGCCGCGCGCCTCGCACTCGCGCAGCAGCGCGCCGACGCCGGTGCCGAGATCGGGCTCTGCCTCGGTCTCGGCCGGGGCGGCGATCGCCTGCGCGGCCGCGGCGCGGCGGCCGCCGACCACCAGCCGCACCACCTTGGGCGAGGGCGGCGGCGCGGCCGGCGCGGCACGCGGCGCCAGCCGGGCCAGGTCCTCGGCCGTGAGCGTGATCGAGAGGTCGCGCGCCTCGCGCAGCGCGCGCAGATAGGCCTTGCGCTTGCGCGCGTGCTCGCGCGCGGCGGCGATGTCGTCGAAGCCGGCGCTCTCGATGCAATCGGCCTGCGCGATGAAGCGGCCGTCGAGCGTGTAGGCGGCCACGGGCTCGAGCAGGTTGTCGGGATCGAAGCGGACGACCAGCTTCTTGCCGATGTGGTCGACCAGCGCCGCGGACCAGTAGCGGCTCTCGGCGAGGTAGAGGCTGCCGTCGGGCTGGCGCGCCGTGACGGCCTCGGCCGCCAGCATCAGCTCGTGCAGCTGCACGGGCGATGCCTTGCGCACCAGCGTGTGCGGGTGCTCATAGGACTCGCGGAACGTCTCGTCGAAGGAGCGCCCCTTGGCCGTGGCGGTGCGCCGGCCGGGCCGCGCGTTGTGGCGAGCGATCTCGGCCGCCACGAGCGCCTGGAACTCGGCCAGCGGCACGGCGGCCGAGCCGTAGTTGTCCGGCTTCGCGGTGGGCTTGTTGCCCGTGTAGGCGCCGGCGCAGGCCGGATGCTTCGAGATCGTCTCGGTGAGGTCGCGGAACGCGCGCTCGATCGGCTTCGCCTGTCCGTGATAGGGCGTCGCCCAGTGCACCTGGATGCCCAGGCCGGTGAGGATGCCCTCCGGCTCGTCGGCCCTGATCTTGAAGCGGTAGCGCGTCTCCTGCCGGCCCGTCATCCACTTCGAGGCAAAGGCGCGGCCGTTGTCGAGCCATGCCCGCTCGGGCAGGCCGAAGCTCTCGACCGCGTCCCGGAAGGCGAGCCTGACCGCGTGCCAGGACTCCGAGCGGTCGAGCCGGTGCCCGACGATCTTGCCCGAATAGAGGTCCTGGACCGCGATCAGCACCGGGCGGGCTTCGGTGCCGTCCGGCCAGCGGACGAACACGTCGAAGGTGTGACCGTCGGCGTTGACGGCCTCCATGGCGCGGAACACCGAGCGATCGCGGGTCTGCGCCGGATAGGTGCGGGCCGCCGCCTCCGATCCCTTGCGCAGCAGCGTGCGCAGGCCGCGCGGGAATTCCTTCTCGATGCGGCGCTGAAGGGTCTTCGCGCTGGGGATCGGCGCCCAGCCCTGTGCCTCGGCCGCCTGCATCATGCGGCCGTGGGAGCCCGAGAACGCCGGCTGCTCCGGGCGAAGATAGTCGGCGACCAGATAGGCCCAGGCCTGCGGATGGCAGTCGGCCGTGGCGGTGCGGCCGGCGTGGCGCGGGGCGAGCGCGGCGAGGCGGTCGCTCGCCGGCACCTCGGCGGCGGCGCGCAGCCAGCCCCACAGCGTCGAGGCGGAGACGCCGGTCTCCCGCGCCACCAGTGCCACGGCGACCTGCCGCGCCATACCGCGCGACAGGAGGTCGATCCGGTCGACCGCCGCGAGCTTGTCGCGGGCCTCCTGCTTGGCGCGATCGGAGAGCGTGGCGAAGCGGTCCCACAAGGCGGAGAGGCGGGCCGAGCGGGCCTGTGCCGGATCGACGTCGTCCGACATCTCCCGGGCGACGAGCTTCGCCTGGACGTCGGCCGGGAACTTGCTGATGTGGTATTCCCACCCGCCGCCTTTTCCCTCACGCCGGCGGCACCGCCGCGTGTCGGCGCGCCAACCCTCGCGCTCGACCAGGCGTGACAACGCACCCATGTCGGTCGGCAGCGCCAGAGAGCCCACGTCGAGAAGCTCGGCCAGGGTGAACCACTCGCGCATCAGCGGGCACTCCGCCGGTGAGCGACGGCGACGGGCCGCGCCTTCAGCTCACGCCGCAAGGCGCGGATCTGCTCGTCGACTCGCTGCTGTTCCTGTTGAAGGAGGCCGAGCTGCGCCAGGTGGGCCTCGCGGCCCTGCATCACGATCAGGCCGTCGTCCTCGACGAGCACGTCCCACAGCCACGTCGCACCCGTGACCCGGATGAAGGCCTTCAGGCGCACGATGCCGATGTCGTGCTCGGGCTTCGCCGGCGCCGTGAACGCATAGAGCGCCGCTTCGGTGATCTGCCGCCCGACGATCTCGGACATGCGGGCGGCGACCACCGCGGCGCTCTCGTGATGCTCGCGCAGGGCACGACCGAGTGCGGTCTTGAACTTCAGCGAGATGTCGACATCCAGCACGGCCGTCCGGTCCCGGACCGGGAACAGCGCACCGGCCGGCACGGCGGCCGCGTAGGCGAAGAGATCGCCCTGTCCGGTGACTGGCTTCTTGCGCTTGGTCACGGGTGGCCCCCCGGCCCCGAGGAGAGGTGCGGACGTCAGGCTTTGCCGATGTGGGCTTGGAAGCGCCGCTTCACCTTGTTGGAGGCGCGCGACCAGGCGCCGACCAGGGCGCGGTAGACCGCCTCGTCGGCGTCCTCCTCCGGCTTCAGGCCGGCGGCCCGCAGGGCGGCGGACAGCGAGAAGCCGTCCAGGTCGCCGCCGATCTGCCCCAGGACCGCCTCGCGCTCGTCGTCGGACAGCCGCGCCAGAGCCTGGAGCTGCGTCTGATTGTCCGCGACGGAGGTCCTGCGAAGCAGCGCGATCGTGTCGGGCCCGAGCTTCTCGGCCAACTCGCATGCGCGCTGGATCGTACGCTCGGACAACCCGCATTTTTCGGCCGCGTCGGCCGAGAAGCGATCAAGTCGCCAAGTTGGCGACTTGAAATTATCTTTTGTCTTCTGAGACTTCCTGTCTCCGCCATGAGCCGCCGCAGGGTTGAGCTGCTCCCACACCCGCTTGCGCTCCCAGAGGAACACGGCACGGTCGAGCGCCGTCAGCTCGGCCCGGATCAGGTTCTCGTCGATCTCGGCGAGCCGGGCCTCGAGGTCGTTGCGCTGCACGACCTTGGAGAGGATGTGGCTCCAGCCGCAGAGCTTGGCCGCGGCAAGGCGGTGCCCGCCGGCCGTGAGCTTGTAGCGGCCGCCGTCGATCGGCCGGATGTCGATCGCGGTGTCCTGGCCGCGCTCCTCGAACGAGGCGGCGATCGCCGCGGCCCAATCCGGGTCGACCGGGCGCAGGCGATCGCTGTCGTCGATCAGCGCGATCTCGACGAGGGTCGTGTCCTCCGGCTGCGGAAGGGACGCGGGTGCGGGAGACGTGCTCATTGGCGCTCGCTGTACGGTTCTGTGGGATCGGAGAGGTCGGGGGCGCCGTGGGCGGCGACCATGGCGTCGTGCTGCAGGCGGGCGCGGCCGGGCGTCTCGTCGTTCAGCAGCTTGACCAGCGTCTCGCGGGCGGCGCGCAGCGCCAGCACGTGGCGCTGCTTCAGCTCCAGCTCGGGGCCGGTGAGACCCTCGCGCTGCTGCTGCCGCACCCGCGCCCGCTCGCCGGCATGCGCCAGCGTGACGGCCTGCAGCTGCTCGGCCAGCGAGGCGCTCATGGCCGCCGCCATGGTTCCGGCTCGAGCCGGACCGCCCGGACGTAATCCATCCAGGGTGTGTCGTGCCCCCGCATGCCCTCGCTGGCGGCCTTCTTCGCGACCGCTTCGGCCGTGACCGGGTGGTGGCCGATCCCCAGAATCTCTTCGAGCTTCGCGGCGCGAAGCCTGTAATAGGGCCGTTGATAGACCTCGACCGCATCGAGGAGGGCTTCGTCGACCAGGCAGCGCACCCGGACCAAATCTACGGCGGGCTGCTCGAGCGCGAAGACGATCTGCCACGGCGCGTTGCCGGCGCCGTCGGCTGTCGCCATCTGGGTGGCTTCCACCACCGCTCTGACCCGGTTCTGGAGGGACAGTCGCTTCTTGCTCATGGCAGCCCCGCGAGGCTGTCGGTCGGCAGCGTCCAGATCGTCCAGGCGCTCCAGGCGATCATGATCACCACGACCGCCAGGCCGAAGCCGGTCAGCACGTCGGCGACGTCGTCCAAGGCGGTGCGGGGCGCGCTCATGGCAGCACCGCGACGTGGATGACCGCGATCTGGATGACGGCGGCGAAGCCGCGGCCGGCGCCGTCGATCAGGCGCGAGCCGACGATCGCCGCGAGGGCGAGGCACGCGGCGACGTCGACCGCGGCGGTGATCAGGAGGGCTCTCACAGCACCAGCCCTCCGCGGATCAGGGCCTGATGGATCACGGCCGAGACCGTGAGCCAGGCGCAGGTGAGCGCGACGACGACGATCAGCACCAGCCAGAACCGGGCGCAGCGGTTGTCCGAAGTCGACGGCACCTGCTCGAAGCGATGGAGGGTCATGCGGGCCTCGCGACGATGAGCAGCGGCGCGCCGCAGTGCGGGCAGCAGGCGGGCGACGATGCGGTGGCGGGAACGACGCCGGCGGGCGGAGCCGGATGGCGCGGCGCGAAGCCGCGCGCCAGGCCGAGCTTCGCCCAGCGGTAGAAGGTGGTACGCGGGATCGGCTCGAGGCCGAGCGCGTGCAGGCGCACGTTGAAGGCCGCGTGGATCGCCTTCTGCGTCATCCGGCGATCGCGCAGCCGGGCGACCGCCTCGATCACCGCGTGGTCGGCGAGCGGCGGCAGCATGTCCACGGTCCCGAGCGCACCCCGCCCGTCGGCCTCGTCGCGGCGCGCCATGTCTAGGCCCTCCCGCGCTTTCGACTGGACTTGCCGGGCGGGTTGGTGTGACCTTCGCCACGCGGCCGGCGGCGGCGTCGGCGAGTCTTCGGGCCGATCAGCTCGCCGGCCGCGTCGAACCACTGCGGCCACAGCTCGTGCAGGGGCACGCCGATGAAGTCGGCGATGATCCTGTTCGAGGGCGTCCGCGGATAGCCGAGCGAGGTCCGCAGCGCCGACACGCAGTAGCCGTGCCTGAGGCTGAGCTGGGCGAGGTTCGAGCCCTTCTTGCGCACTGCGGCGACGATGTCGGCGCGGTGCCATCCGGTATTGGTCATGGAGAGAGCCCCGGGCACCAC